AATACTTGATGGCTAAGAAGAAGAAGAAGGAAGAGTTTGACGCTTCACTCCTGGGTGGGTATCTACCTGATGCAATACCTGTAACTTCAATGCGTGTCTCAAAGAATACAGCTGTAACTGCTCTCAAGGCTTTTAATTTCGCTCTGAAGATGGCTAGAGAAGATCGCAGTCGAACACAAGTGGCTCAGAAGGAGTTGGATGCTTGGGCTGAGGATTATGCCGAACATCATATGTCAATCGGGGAAGCTTGGTTAGATTACACAGGTGTACCTGCAGCGATGTCTGGAGGAATGGCTGCATTAGGGATTCAGGCATTGTTGCAGAGTCCTCAAGCATGGGCGGGCTGGCGTGCCGGCCTCTATCCTTCTCTTACCGTTGCTTTCGGAGCGGAGTTCATTATTGGGACAATGGTCGCTGCGACAATCCTAACCATTGCTGACCCATCTCACAAGTACGAAGGTGGGACTGATGAATTGATGAGAGGAGTTATTCATCCAACAACATCGAAGGAAATCCTCATGGGACTCGGTTCATGGGGAACGGTAGTCTAGGACTTTCGTGTGTACTCGTCCAAGGATTGCTGTCCTCCTGGTTCTTCATCACAATTACAACGGTCAATACCATTCTTGCCGATGTGGTAAATCTGTGTCTCACAATCTGCGCAGTAATGAATGGTGATCCACTTCATTCAATATCACCATCCAACAAGTTGAGGTTGAGACAGACCACATGATCGCACGTCATGCATTGCCAGACGTAACGTCTGCCCGGACTGCTCAATCCCTCCCACATCATCGGCCCACCAACTCCATCAACTAGAATGTCCATTGGCTGAGGGGTATCCCCACAATCACATGCCATTTGCATGCTGATACGAACCATTCAATCAGCCTCCTTTTTTGCCTCTTTGATCATCTCATCCCAGCGCTGCCACTCTTGCAACATCAACTCAAGCGCTCGCGATCGGTTATTCGCCGCATGCAGTCGTGCATACTTGTCTATCATACCCCATGTAGAGATGGGTATGCGTGCACAGATATTGGTGAACGCTCCCTGATTGGCCATCTCGGCCCGGTTGCTTCTCCCTTTGCCCATGGAACGGCGACTGGATGATCCTATAATAATACTACTACAGTAGATGCATACAGGGCATAGTTAAGTGATGAATGGCTTCCTTACGCTGCACGTTGCGGCTTGCGTGTAGTCTCAGTTAGCGGGTGCTGGGCGTTGGCACAACGTGTTCGACAAGAGGACAGGGCGCAGAATGGACGCAAGCGCCCATTTTCGCCCAAATCTATAGATTATATACCGAGTACGCGTACGCGGAGCGATGGCAACTAGCAAGACCGGATCGTTTTGGTTGACTGAGACAGTAGTGTTCCCAGTGACAGCAGGGAGCGGCGACAGAGTGAGCGGCACATTGGATCTAGGTGCTTACGTTGATGTTGGTGATGGCCAGGCGGTCGCTATCGAAAAGGTCGACTTCATTATGCAGATCGGAACAGACTTCGCTGGGACACTGTCTACCGCTTGCGATGCTGACTCAGCATTCACCACCCAACTAACTGACCTAAACCCTGGTGACCTGCTTGTTCGAGCAGATGACAACTCCTTGATTGCCAGTGCTGGTGTCGACATCGACCAGGGGAATAACCAGGGAACGATTGTCCAAGACTTCTACCCTGACAACTTCGGCAAGCTAGAAGAGAGCAGAATGGTAGTGAACGATTCACTCTTCCTGGTCTCTGGGGTAGATGGTGGTGATGTCGCAGCTGCGATTGTCTCAATCACTGCGAGAATCAAATGCAGGATTGTCAAACTCAACACAAAAGACTGGATGGCGATTGCGATCCAGAGCACGGCAAGTGACAACTGAGGCGGTTGGGATGCCCAACTACTGTCCGAATTGTGGAGAATCCCTAGGCTCTTCGAGCACGAAGAAGGGCGAGACCAGGAAGACAGCCAGGAAGGCGTATGAAAAACCCAAGGTCAAGCGCAAGGCAAGCGCGTACAACAAGCGATATGCGAAGGCGTACAAGCGTTTGAAGAAGAAGCATCCACGCACATCCTTCGCCGCCTTGGCAAAGAAGGCACACAAGGCAGCTAGGAGGAAGTAGTATGGCTAAGAAACCGAAGGCGCATCAACTCTACAAGCAAATCGAGGAAGGTGTATTGGCTGTTATAAATGCATCAGCGGGAACTGGAACAATCAGTAATCAATGGGACCTGATCCTACTCGATGCCAACGTTGCTATAATCGCCTATCAAACCTACATAGATCTAGCTGGCTGGTCAATACAAGAACTCACAACATTTACTCAAGGGGTCGACATACAGAAACAACAGATACCCCTCAAAGTGGCTGCTAGTGGGAGTGCTCTATCAATTTGGGAATACGATTTCATCACTACTCGAACACTCACCACGAATGAATTATTGGCCCTAGCGAACCTCCCCGGTTTTTCAGGTAGTACATGCTCATTGCAAGAAGTCATCTATGGTGAAAGGATGATGTATGGTGTGAATGCAACTATTCCAGATAACTATATTCAGATTAGTGGCAAAACATTCGGTTCTGGAAATCCAACAGCGATGGATAAACTCCATTGGACTAGATTGCTTATAATTGATACTCCAGGGGATGGAGAACAAGTGGCTATATTTCCCACCAATCTAGTAGTGCAAGCGATGACTGTTGAAGAAAAGGATCTAGTCTGGATGGAACGTCTTCGGAGGTCCTTTGTGACACAAGGTCGGAATACTTGATGGCTAAGAAGAAGAAGAAGGAAGAGTTTGACGCTTCACTCCTGGGTGGGTATCTACCTGATGCAATACCTGTAACTTCAATGCGTGTCTCAAAGAATACAGCTGTAACTGCTCTCAAGGCTTTTAATTTCGCTC